AAGCTGGCTTCACCCGAACGTAGTTAGTATTTAGTAACTAGTAACAAGAAACTGGGAACAAGTGAACCAAGAGTGTGCACAAGGCACCATGATCTCTTGTGTACATGGGCCATGCGGACCCCCGCAACACCCCCGCAACACAAATTAGCTGCGCCCCCTTGACAAACAGGGGGTGGCAAGGGTATATTATACACTGCGGCAATAGGCTCTTCGCCTGATAAGTCCTCGTTGACGATGGCCGTGGATGGGAGGTTGTTTGCTGCCGAGCGGGTGGGGCGACGCAGCACCCCCACAGCGGTAGCTGTCTGCATAGCTGTCTCTGACCCCGAGATCGTGCCAGCCGCCAAGCCGAAAGCGCAGGAAGTCAGCATCCGGCTCCACAAGCTCCATCCCGGCCAGCGCCGGGTGGCGGAGCATCCCGCCCGGTTCCGGGTGGTGATGTGTGGCCGACGGTACGGCAAGTCGGCGCTAGGCATCCGCCTGGCCTGTGACGCGGCGCTGAAGGGCCAGCCGGTGGGGTGGTTTGCCCCGAGTTACAAGTTAGCGCTAGAAGCGTGGCGGGAGCTGAGTCAACGGCTCCAGCCCATCGTGGCGCGGCAGAACGAGCAAGACAAGCGGATGGAGCTGGTCACGGGTGGGGTCATCGAAATCTGGACCTTGGACACCCAAGACCCGGCTCGTGGTCGTAAATACGCGCTGGCCGTTATCGACGAGGCGGGGATTGCCAAGGACCTGCTTGATGTCTGGCAGGCGGCGATCCGGCCGACGCTGGTAGATATGGGGGGGCGGGCCCTGTTCCTCGGGACCCCGAAGGGCCGGCGGCACGGGTTCGTGACGTTGTTTACCCGCGGGGACACGGGACAGGACCCGGACTGGCAGAGCTTCCGGGCCTCCACGCTGGAGAACCCCTACATCCCGCCCGAAGAGATCGAGGCCGCCCGCAAGGAGCTGCCGCCCGACATCTTCGCGCAGGAGTTCGAGGGCATCCCGACCGATGACGGCGCAAACCCCTTTGGGTTGGACGCCATCCGGAAGGCGGTGGGGGAGGTGGGCGAACAGCCGCCGGTCGTCTACGGCATCGACCTCGCCCGCTCGATGGACTACACCGTGGTCTGCGGGATGGATGCCTGGCGGCGCGTGGTGCGGTTGGAGCGGTGGCAGTTGCCGTGGGCCGAGACGAAGTCAAAAATTTTGGGACTCGTGGGCAAGGTGCCCTGCGTGGTGGATGCCACCGGCGTGGGAGATGCCATCGTCTCGGATCTTCAGCAGATGGGGGTGGATGTCACCCCGCACGTCTTCACCCAATCGTCCAAGCTCCGGCTGATGCAGCGGCTCATTGCCGCCTTCCAAGGCGGCGAATTGCAGATTCCCGCCGGGTGGTTGCCGGCCGAACTGGAAGCGTTCGAGTTTAGTTACACGGCCACCGGCGTGAAGTACGAAGCGCCCAAGGGGTATCACGATGACGGCGTCATGGCGTTGGGCTTGTCCCTGTATGGCTGGGACCGGGTGCAGATGGTGCCTCCGGACCCGTATGTGAAACCGGCGGTCTACGGGGATGACCCGCAGACCCGCCTCGATCAGCCCCGCCCGACCGCGGTGGGGGACTTCAGTTCGCAACTGCCCGCGGAGGGTTGGTAACGATGGATAAGAAAAATGCCTTGATGGAGGCCGTGGCCGAGAAGGTCGGCAAGCGGGCCCCCGCCTTCAAGCGGAAGGGACCGGGCAAGCCCGGCCTTGCCGTGATGATCGCCGTCGGTGCCCCCAAGGCGGGGATGAAGCCGGCGATGAAGTCCCCGATGGGCAAGGACGCAGGCGAAGACGAGGGCGAAAGCGAAAAGATGCCCAAGGCCCAGAAGATCGCCGCCCTCCAAGAGAAGATTGCCGCCTTGAAGGCCGAGCTTGCCCTCCTCGAAGACGAAGACGAAGACGAGGACGAGATGGATGAGGACGAGGCCGAGGACTGATGGCGTCCCCGGCGTGGCAGCGGGCAGAAGGCAAGGACCCTGAGGGCGGCTTGAACGCTAAGGGCCGCGCCTCGTTGCGGGCCGAGGGCCGGGACATCAAGCGGCCGGTAAGCAAGGAGCAGGCGGCTCGCTCGCCAAAGTCAGCGAAGCGGCGGATCGCGTTTTGCCGCCGGAGTGCTGGCCAGATGAAGATGTTCCCCGATGCTGCAAAGGATCCCAATAGCAGACTTCGCAAGGCACGGAGAAAATGGGATTGCTGACTTGCACAAAATGCAAAGCAGAATACCCGGCAACATTGGAGTATTTTCAAGGCAACGCAAGAAAAGTAAACAAGCTAGATTCGTGGTGCAGGGAATGTCGCAGAAGCTATAAGCGCGGCAAGACATTTCCTAAGGGAATCACAGATTTTGCCAAGGCACTGGAAGCAAGAGGACTGCCTGAGTGCATTATTTGTGGAGATCCAAGAACGGAAAGATTCGCTGTAGATCATGACCACAAAACAGGGTATGTGCGCGGAGCATTGTGCTTGCGGTGCAACATGGGTATCGGACAGTTTCGTGACGACCCAGAGCTTTTAAGGCTTGCTGCACTGTATCTTGAGGGCCGGTGCGCGTGCGGCGAGTGCGAAGTATATTGGGGCGGAAGCCAAGTAGTAGCCACGCAGGAAAACAGTATAACCAAGCAGGAGATAGACCATGCCGAACTTTCGGAATAGCACCCAGAGCACGATTACGGCCGCCGACGGCGCGGTCACCTTGGCCTACCGCCAGTTCTTCAACGGCGGCATTGGCGTCCAGGTGACGGGCACCTTTTCGGCCACGCTGTCGTTTGAGATGTCGATTGACGGCACGAACTTCGTGTCGGTGCTGGCGACCAATGTAAACTCTGGGGGCATCGCCACAACGACCACGGCGACCGGCATCTACAAGTTTGATGTCGTCGGCGCGTTGGTGGTTCGGGTGCGGGCCTCGGCGTACACCTCTGGCACGGCGACGGTCACCGTGGTTGGGATGGCCGGGTGAGCGACAGCGATTTCTTCGGAGGGCGTCGTCGCCGCCGGGGGAACGGGGGCAGCGGCCTGACGCTCTTTTCATGGGTCGTCGGTGAGGGTGTCTCGGGCGGGACGTTCGCCCGGACGGGTGACGCGACGTACAACGCGATCCAGCCGCCGTTCCTGCTCTGGGATTACACGGATGGTGTCTCGGGCGGGACGTTCGCCCGGACGGGTGACGCGACGTACACTGCGGAGAGCTAACCGATGGCCTTGACCGTAGCGACCGCAGGGACGGGAGTAGCGCGGACGGCGCACTATGTGACCCCGACCGGGGCGAGTGCGCCAATCCAGACGCTCCTGCTTGAACCTCAGCGGACGAATCTTGCGCTCCGTAGTGAGGATGTCACGAACGCCGCGTGGACGACTTCGGCGGTTGGGACCGTGGCGGTGGCCGACCAGACCACGGCCCCCGATGGGTTGGTGACGGCGGACCTGTTTCGTGAGGACACGAGCACAGGAAATCACTACAACTCGCAGTCGCCAAGCGTGACGAACGTGGCACACACGTTCTCTGTGTTTTACAAGTTGGCCGCTGGTACGCGCAAGATCGCGTTGTATCACGCTGGCACCAACGTCGGGCGGCAGTTTGACGCGAGCGGCAATAACGACGCTGGCGCGTTCAACGTTCCGGCGGGCGGCTACGGCGTCGAGACGTATGGCAACGGATGGTTCCGAGCGTGGATTACTACGACCCCGGCGGCGGGGACTGCGTCGTGGCGGATGTGGTTGGTGACATCGGCCAACGTGTTGAACTACACGGGCGACGGGACGAGCGGGTTTTACGTCTGGGGCGCACAGGTTGAAGCGGGGGCGGTTCCCTCCTCGTACATCAAGACCGAGGGGACGACGGTGACGCGGAACGCGGACAGCCTCTACTTCCCGTTTACCGTGCCACCGCAAGCGATGACGGTGTATGTGCGGGGGGTCAATGTTGGTGCATACCAGAGCCAGACAAACGCCGCACGCGTGTTGCACATTGGTGACATCAATACGGGAACCGACCCCCGCTTTTCGCTGGTGCGAAATGCTGGCGCAAGTCAGGTGCAAACACTTTATGACGACGGCGTGACGCTGCGTTCCGGCAACGCTACGCCGTCGCCTACTCCCGTGTTGAGCGACATCATTGAGCATCGCGGCGTGCTTTCGTCATCGTGGGTGCCGTCAAGTGGCATCAGCGTTAACGGCGGAGTCGAGCAGACGGGCACGACGACTGCCTCTGGCCCTGCAACGGCGTGGGCTAATCCGCGCCTCTATATTGCTGGTTACGCGGACCACGACCAGTTCGCCTACACCCACATCGCGGTGGTCCCGGGGGTGCAGTCGATGGCGGAGATGCGAGCGATTGCGGGGGTGTCGTAAATGGACGAGTTGATTGTCGCCACCGCTGGCACCGGGGTCGCCCGCACCTCGCACTACGTTACTCCGACGGGGGCTAGCGCCCCGATCCAGACGCTCCTGCTCGAACCCCAGCGGACGAATTTGTGTATTCGGAGCGAGGAGTTTGATACGTGGACGAATATCAGTACCTGCAACGTCACCGCAAATGCTGTCGTCGCTCCAGACGGCACCACTACCGCTGACTTGCTTTCTTCAACTGTTACCGGTTCGAGCCGCGGGCAAACGATCACTTTTACCGGCGACGGTGAAAAGGCAATAGCTCTGTATCTCAAAGCTGGAACGTCGGCGTTGACTCAACTTCGCCTGCTTGACACAACGGCAAGCGCGTTCAGGCACACCGTCGCCGTTACTTGGGTTGCTGGTGTACCATCTTTGTCTACCGCTGGCGGAGCAGGTACGCTATATCCCGTTGAAGCATTGGCGAACGGCTGGTATCGCATCTTGTTTAGTGCGACGGGCGTGGTAGCGGCTAATGTCAACCAGTTACGCGTTCAACCAGACCCCGCAACAGGCACCGGCACCGTCTATGCGTGGGGCGCACAGGCCGAGAACGCCATCGTTCCGTCAAGCTACATCAAGACGCAAGCCACGACGGTCACGCGCAACGCCGACAGCCTCTACTTCCCGTTCACCGCGCCGCCGCAGGCGATGACGGTGTATGTGAGAGGGGTTGAGAACAACCGTGCAACAGACACACTCGCCGGTCAACTTGGTATTGTACAGATTTCAGATGCGGCAGGAAATGACGCATACTTTGCATTGATTAACCGAACCGGTTCTGCTGGGTATTCGAGCCTACACGACCCCGCCGCGCTTTCTATTTCTGGCGCAGTTGGAACTACGGTAACGCGGGGAGACTTGGTAGAGTTTGCTGGTGGAGTCCGAGCAAGCGGCGCGGCATTTCTGAGTATTAGTGTCAATGGTGGCGCGACGACATCAGGCGCTGACGGCACCGCGCAGGCATTTGCGGCAACGTGGTCTGGGCCGAGACTTTATCTGAACTCGCAGGGTAGCGTCAATCCCGGCCAGTTTGCTTTTACCCACGTCATCGTCGCTGCCGGTGAGCAGACGATGGCGACGATGCGTTCTCTCGCAGGAGTTGCCTGATGCGTCCTTCGATGATTGTCACCCTCCCCGTCACCGCGCTCCCCGAGGAGCCCACGGCGGGCTACGTCGTCCTCGGGGTCGTGGACGGCCTCGCGTACGTCCACCTCGCGCCGTATGCCGAGCCGCAGGAGGTCTACTTCCGCGACGGGGCGTTGAGCGCGGAGCCGAACGGCGGACAGGCCGGGGTGCTGGAGACGCCGCGCCCCGCGTTTGCGGAGGGGGCCGAGGTGTTCTACGATCCAGCGCCCGCCGCGTTCCGGTGGGACGTGTTCGCCGCCGCGCATCCGGACCTGACGACAGAGCAGACGAGCTGGTTGGGCGAGGCGCGTCCGCCGAAGCTGATGGCTCATCAGTGGATGGGCGAGTGAGCCTCGTCATCCACAGCCTTTGGGCGGCGGTGGCGGTGTACTTTGTGCATACCGCCGCTGGCGTGGTGCGGGAGTTCAAGGCCGCGCCGGTGGCACCGGTCCTGCCCCCGCCGGTCGAGATTCCCGAGGATTTGGTGGCCGTGGCCAACCAGGAGCGGGAGCCGTGGGCGCAGGAAGAGGTTCTCCGGTCCATTCGGGAGCGGCATGAGGACCTCAGGGACTGGAATCGGGTTCGGAGCGCCTTTGGCGTCGGGAGAATCGGGTAAATGACGAGTCCGTATATCGAGTCGCTGCTGGACGACGTGGCGGTGCGGGCGATGGAGGGGTTTTCCAACGATCCCGCCACGCCGAATGACGAGGTTGCGCCGAATCCGCCGGAGGATACGGGGGCGACGGTCGAGGAAGACATCGCAGCGCTCCAGCGGGCGCTGTATGGCGCGGATTACCCCGGGGCAGACCCGAATACCGCCGACGATATGCAGGCATGGGCCTCGTGGGGCCGGGGGCTGTGGGAGTCTCGGCGCGAGGCCGTGCAGATGCACCTCCACTTGGTGGAGCGGAACCGGCTGTTCCGGGCTGGTCAGCAGTGGATTTCGGCCAATGGGCTGGGGCCGTGGCGTGAGCCGGCCCGTCCGCGGGATGCGGCTCGCGTGGTCTACAATATGATCGACAAGGCGCTCGACCAGCGCCTGCAGATCCTAATGGACCAGAAGCCGGGCTTCTCGGTGACGCCGACGACGCAGGACCCGGACGATAAGCGCAAGGCGCAGGCCCAGCAGCTGTCGCTGGAGTACCAGTACGAGCAGATGCTGATGCCCCGGCTGGCTCGGGAAGCGGCGTTCTGGGCTCAGACGGACGGCGTGAGCTTCTGGCACCTATTCTGGGACCCGGACAAGGGTCCGTGGGACGAGCGGCTGGGGATGGCTCCGGGCCAGAAGAAGCCGCTGGGCGACCTCGGGTGCCAGACACTCCGCGTGGAGCAGGTCCGAGTGTCCCCCAACGCGACGGTGTCGCAGGCCCCGCATTGGGTGGTCATCCGCGAGGTGATCACCAAGGCTGAGGCCGCGTTCCGCTACGGCGTGACGGGGCTGGAAGCGGCGGATACCACGATGATGTCGGGTAACCAGCCGACCTATAGCGGGTCGGAGGGCATTGGCGCGTGGGTGCTGACGCAGACCACGATTGGCGAGGGCCAGCGGCTCCGGGACGAGGACGTGACCGAGCGGTTCACGGTCTACGTCGCTCCGCACCCGGACGCCCTCCCTGAGGGTCTGCACCTCATCATCGTGGGGGACACGGTCGTCTTCGGCCCGTCGCCCCTCCTCTGGAACGCCATCCCCGTGGTCGCGGTACGGGACGGCTCCAGCGATCCGTCGTACTACCCACGCCCGGTGGTGGAGCAGTGGCTCGACCACCAGATGCGCGTGAACGCCCTGTTGTCCAAGTGGGTCGAGAACATCCGCGTGAACGCGGGTGGGCGGTTCCTGACCCGGCCGAACGCGATTGCCACCGAGACGTTTATGGGTGGCGTGACCTCGATGATTGAGATTCGGGGCGCGGGGCCGATGTCGGACTCCATCCAGCCGGTGCAGGGCTTCTCGGTCGGGCAGGACGTAAAGGAGGCGCTGGCGCTGGAGAAGACGGCTTTTGAGGACGCCTCGGGCTGGAACGCGGTCAGCCGCGGCCAGGTCACCGGGGAGTCGGGCCGAGCCATCATCGCCAGCCGTGAGCAGCTGGAGCGGGTGTTCAGCCCCGCCGTCAACGCGCTGGCGCAGGCGTTCACGGACTGGTGCAAGGTGGCGATGGCGGGGATGGCGTGGGGCTACGATGTCCCGCGGGCGCTGGGCGCGGTCGGCAAGGGCCGGCCGGACCTCGCTCGGGCGGTGTCGTCCACGGACCTCGACGGGCAGTCGGATGTCCGGGTGGAGCCCGCGACGCTGATGCCGATGCCGATGGCCTTCCGGCTCTACCTGCTCGACAACTGGCTGCAGTCCGGCATTATCGACATCAAGGAATACCGCCGTCGACAGATGTTCGCCGTGGCGCGGGATATGTCCAGTCCGGACGAGGATCAGGAGGCACGGGCCAAGCGGGTGGCGGACGCCATCCGGATGGGCGCGATGGTCCCCGAGCTTCGCTGGCAGGACAACGAAGCGATTCATCAGGACGTACTGGAGCGGGAGATTCTGCTTCAGGACGACCTGGACCCACAGATTATTGCCGCCGCGCAGGAGCGGTGGACGGCCTTGGCAAATCAGGCCGCACAGAAGCAGGGGGCGATGGCTCCGCCGATGGGCGGGGCACCCCCGGCTGGCCCCGGTCAACCGACCGGTGTGCCCTCCTTCCCCGCGGGACAGCTGCCGCTGGCCAGCAATAATCCGCCGATTGGGGCCCTTGGGGCCCTGCAGGAGGCCCAGATGGGCCAGTCGCCGGATCAGATGTTGGCGGGCCAGTCCGACACCCTGTCGCGCCAATTTTAGGAGCTGGACCGATGGACATTCAGCAAGCTCTGGCCGACGCCGCGTCGGCGGCCCTCGCGGACACCACCGCGAGTGCCACCCCCACGCCCGCCGTGCCGGCTCCCGCTGACACGCAGGACGACACCCCAGCCGCTGCGGCGGTTGAGGCCCCGGAAGATACCACGGCAGTCACCCCGGAAGACACCACGGAAGACGCCGAGCCCTCTGAAGCAGAGGCGACCGAGGAGACGACCGAGGAGGCCACACCGGAGTTGCCGGGTGGCTATGTCGCGGTGCCGACGGTCACCGAAGGGCTGGCGACGGAGTTCACGCTCAAGGATGCCGAGGGTGAGGTCGAGGTACCGGACCTCATCGTCGAGTACAAGGCGAACGGCAAGGTGCGGCAGGACCGCTTGGACAAGGTGGTCAAGCTCGCCCAGTTCGGCGTGTACAACGAAGAGCGCGAGCAGAAGATGCAGCAGGCGGAGCGGGACGCGCTGTCGCTCAAGTCGGAGCGTGAGGAGCTGTCCCAGCTCATCGAGGAACGGGAGGCCCAGCTGGAGCGCCTTCTGACCGACGAAGATTATTTCTTGGCCGTGCGGGACGCCTTCTCGCAGGAGAACTCGCCGGAGCGGCGAGCCCAGCGGGCCGAGCAGCAGGTGAAGGACCTCCGGGTGCAGACGGAGATGCAGCGCATCACGGAGGCAGGACAGCAGTTCTACACGGGGGAGGTGCAACCGGCGATCCAGCTGATTGCAGAGGCGCTCCCCTCCGTGTCGCGGCAGGAGTTGGAAGAGCGGATGGCGTATGCCATGCAGCTGCACGCGGCGGTCGCCCCGAACGGGCAGACCTATCTCCCCGCGTCACAGTTTGACGCCGCTCGGCAGTACATCGTGCAGGACCTGGCAATTTGGGCCCAGATGCAGCATGCCCGGCGTAGTGAGTCTGCCCCTTCCCCGCAGGTCAAGGAAGCGCAGGCCGCGGTCGCCAAGGCGCAAGTCGAGGCACAGAAGGCCAAGCGGGCGGTGGGGCAGGCCACGAAGCCCGTGGGTCGTGCGGCGAGCAATACCCCGGCCAAGCCCAAGGCCGCCAAACCGGCGACCGTGGATGACGCCCTCGATTCCGCGATGTCGGAAATCATGGCGTCCATCCGTTAACCTCTAGTTTTCCACACACACTCTCATGCCGAATCCTACCGTTATCACGGATGCGGAACTCACTGGTCTGCTGAAGAACGTTTACAGCCAGTTCCGCGAGAAGGTCCAGAACCTCGTCACCCCGCTTCTTGCCCAGCTGGAGAAGGGTCGGGCGGGCGGCCCCCGCAACATGCGCTGGGGCGGCAACAACGTGTTTTTCGATGTCGTGACCGGCCGTCCGGCTGGCGCGACGTTCTCGTCGGCCGGGTACTTCCCGCCTGACACCACCGCGACGGAAGTGCAGGCGAACGTCGGCGTGGTTCGTGCGTACACGACCCGCCAGATCGACGGCCTCGCCTTCGTTGGCACGCAGTCCAAGGATGCCGCTTTCACCACCATCGCCAAGAAGACGATGGAGGAGATCAAGGAGGCGTCCACCCTGCTCATGCAGCAGGCGCTCCACAATAAGGCGGATGGCGTCGTCGCCCTCATCGGCACGGCTTCGTCCACCACGAGCATCATCGTGTCGTCCCCCTACGGCGTGAGCGGCGCGGGCCAGGGCTCGCTCCTCCTCTCCGTGGGTGACTACATCGCGGTCCTCGACACCTCGTCGTCGGACGCGGTGCTCGGCCGCTCGGCCATCACCGCCATCAGCAACAGCGGCGACAACGCCACGCTGACGCTTGGCACGGCCATCTCGGGCATGGCGGCGACGGACAAGATTGTCAAGGCGACCGCCTCTGACACCTCGTTCAACAGCGCTATGAACGGGCTCATCAACATCACCAACCGCGGCGGGTCGTATGCCTCGCTGCACAACATCTCGGCCTCCACCTACGGCATCTGGGACGCGACGCGCCTCGTGGCCGGCACGGATACGCCGGATGCGAACCAGCCGACCGAGTCGGACATCTGGGACCTTATCCAGAAGATCTCTGGCCGCAGCGGCAAGGACGCGATGGTGCGTCCGAAGGACTTCCTGCTCATGACGACCCCGGGCCTCGCCAAGAAGCTCATGGAGTCGATGGTCGGGCAGCGTCGGTTCACCGCCGGCGAGTTCAGCACGACGATCAAGGGTGGCTACAAGGCCCTTGAGGTCTGCGGCGTGCCGCTCGTGCAGGACTACTACGTCCCGGCTGGCACCATCTACCTCCTCCACATCCCCTCGCTCTCGTGGGTGGATGCGAAGGATTGGGGCTTCGTCGAGTTCGAGGGCGCGGGCCCGTGGCGTTGGCTCTCGGGGCGTGACGCCTTCGAGACGACCTACGGCTGGTACGGCAACCTCGCCTGCCTGGCGCGTAACGCGCACGGCTCGATCACGGGGTACACCGACACGGCGCGCTACACGCACGTCTAACCTTCACGGGGACGGGGTGGGGGCTTCGGCTCCCACCCCAACCCGAGGATAACACATGGCTTATAACATCTTTGCGCCGAAGCCGGGCCGGCTGGGGGTCTTCCCCGTGCCGCTCACGAGCGGTCGCATCAACACCGGGACGCTCGCGGCGGGCACCCAGACGCACACCGTTGGCTCGATGCCGGCGAAGTGCTACATCAATCGTGCGATTGTGGCGGCGGGGACGTACCCGACGGCGGCCACGTCCTGCGTGGCGCGGCTCATCAAGTACGACAGCACGGCGAACGCGGCCGTGACGCTTACGGCGAACTTGGACATCAACGCCAAGACGGCCCGCGAGGGGATTGCGCTGGCGCTGACTAGCACCCTGACGGATGCGGAGCGGACGCTCAATCCGGGCGATACGCTGGAGTTCGAGATTGTGACTGTGGGCGCGGTGTCGGTCCAGCCGGACGACATCTCGTGCGTGGTCGAGCTGTACGTCGAGGAGTAAGACGTGACCGTGCTGCTGAACGCAGCCGGCCAGCCCGAGCCGCCCACCCATGTGGTGGCGCGGCTCCGGGCCCTCCACGCCGGATTGTTTATGAAGTTTCTGGAGCAGACAGGCGAGCACTGGGCCATTTGCCTTCGCTGGAGTCCCGAGGACACCCGGTGGGAGTGGGTGCAGCGGGGCGAGACAGACCCCGAGATGGCGTACGATATCATCGGGTATCTCCCGATGCTCTGCAGTATTGACGAAGCGCCGGCCTACTTGGAGCGCACGTTCCGGCAGTATCCCAAGGACGAGGTGCGCCGGATGGCGGATTTCGTCGAGCAGTTCAATGCCACCCAGCCCATCGGTCAGGCCGTGGACGCCGCGCTGACTGAAGTGCTGGACACGCTGTAAGCCCCTTACCCCCTCCGCCCGTGGCCGTTACCAAAGCCCAACTGATTGCGCTCACCCGCGAGACGATGGACGCGGTCGCGTCGGATCGGTGGTCGGATGCGACCATCACGACCGTCCTTAGCAGCGTCTACGGGGATGAGTGGTCCAATATCCTCAACGCCCAGCCCTACTACACCTTCGCCAAGCGGACGGTGACGACGGATGGCGACGGGATGGTGTCCTTCAGCGCCCTGTCTAGCGGCAGCGGGGACAGCCAGCAGAACTTCTACCGCGTCCTTTCGGTGTCAGACGGCAACGTGCTGTACACCCAGACGCGGTTCCAGGACGTGCCGCTGGCCACGACGACGAACTATCTGCCCACCTACCCGCGGCTCTTCTACACCGCCGGGCAGGCCCTGCAGATTCTCCCCGTGGCGGCCAGCACGACGCTGTATGTGTATGTCAACTACAAGCCGACCGCGTTCAACCAGCTGGCCACCGACAGCTCGGTCATCGACTTCCCGGACGGCGGGGAGCTGATCCTCGCCAACGAGGCCGGTGCGTCCCTGCTCAATAAGGGCGGGGCGGAGTCTGGGGCGGCGCGGGTCCTCCGGGAGGAGGCCCAGCTGTCGCGGACGCTACTGTTGGACGACCTCCGGCGCTACACCATCCAGCCCACGATGATGGCCTATCCGGATCAGAAGTATGACTGGAGCGGCGGCTGATGGCCCGGGAGCGCTTGGCGGACGCCCAGCCGCGGATGGACGGCGGGCTCAACAGCGTCTCGGATGACATCTCGCTCCAGCCCAACCAGCTGCGGCAGACGGTCAATATGCGCCTGACGGACTATGGCGCGGCCAGCAAGCGGGGCGGCACCCAGCGCACCTCCACCGCCGCGCTGGCGGCCGCTTCGGTGCTGAACGGGTACACGTTCCAGCAGGACAGCGGGACGAACCAGATTCTGGCCATCTCCAATACGGACCTGTTCACGACGACCTACGGGGCCTTCCCGCTCACCTACACGAATCAGGGCGGGACGTTCTCCACGACCGTGGCGCCCGACTTCGCGCAGTTCCGGGATGGCTCAGGGACCGACGTGGTTTATATCGCAGACGGCGGCCTGCTCAACAAGTGGACCGGCACGACGCTGACCTCGGATATCGCGGGCACGGTGGCTGTGGACACGATTCAGGTCCACAATCAGCGCCTCTGGGGCTGTGGGAACAGCAGCTTCCCGGACAGCATCTTCTACTCCTCGCTAAATAACGGGGATGACCTTGGCAACGCTACGCCTCCGGCGGGGGGTGGCCAGATTATCGTCCGGACCTTTGGCGACGAGCGGATTGTCGGGCTGGCCTCGGTCAACACCAGCCTGCTCATCTTCCACCGGCGCGGGATCTCCCGCCTGACGGGGTACGGGCAGGACGACATCGTGGCGGCCCCGGCTGGACTGACGGCCGACGTAGGCACGATTGCCGCCAAAAGCATCGTGGCGAACAACAACATCGCCTACTTCATCTCGGAGCGCGGGCTCTACCGCTGCAACGAGTCCGAGGTGGCGGCGGTCGGCACCCCGACCAAGCCGGACCCCATCCTGCCCATCATCCGGCAGCTGTCATCGTCAGACTTTGACAAGATTCGCGCTGTCATCAACCGAGCCACCAAGGAGCTGTGGATCACGATTCCCGGCTATGGGTGCTACCAGTACCACACGGTGCTGGATGCGTGGTCGGGCCCGTGGAACGGCGCGTATATCAGCCCGGACACGACCGCGCTCTTCGAGACGATTAACACGAGCGGCCTGCCGGTCGTCCTGCGTGGCGACGCGAGCGGCTGGGTCAGCCTCTGCGATGCGCCGGGCGTAAACAAGGATAACGTCGCCGCTGCCGGGACGGGGGGCGATGTGTACACGATGGTCGCCCAGTTCCATCGCCAGTATATGGGTGATCCAGCGCTGGCGAAGGCCCTGCGCTGGGGGTATCTGACGGCCCAGCTCAATGGCTCCCAGAGCTGCTCGGTGTCGTGGACAACCGATGAGGCCACGGGCGCGTATCAGCTTCCTACAAACACGGGAGGCGTTTGGTCTACGAGTGCAACCTGGGGCACGGGAGCGTGGTCTGGGCCAAAGAGCCGAAACTTCCGTGTCCCAATGGGTGGCACGGGGTACTTTCTTGATGTGACCATCACCGACGCTGGCACGGCGCTGCCGGTCTTCAGTCAGTGGCAAACCGAAACCTTCGCCTTGGGGCGTCGATAAATGGCAACGACGGTTGGACAGCATCCAGTCAGTAACCTTACTTCTCCGGTCAACGGCGATCCCCTCAACGCCGATGTGGTGCGGAGCAACGATAATACCGTGCGGTCGGCGTATGTGGACCATGACGCTGACCCCGGGATTCACGTCCAGTCATCAACGCTGGCTCTTCGGCCGGCCGCGGGTACGGCGGGGCGCAAGTGGATGACGGTCGATGGCACGGTGGTGCGGTATTGGTACGACACGGGGTCGGTATGGGTCGAGGGCACGGCGGCTGGCCTGTCTTCGGCGCAGACAATCGCCTTGACTGGCGATGTGACCGGGTCGGTGTCCACGGACCTATCGACCGGGGCCAGCATCGCAACAGCAATTGGGGCTGGTGTCATTGTTAATGCAGATATCAACGCCGCCGCCGCCATCGCGGACACCAAGCTGGCGACCATCAGCACGGCAGGGAAGGTTAGCAACAGTGCCACGACCGCGACGAACGCCAATACGGCCAGCACCATCGTCGCACGCGATGCCTCCGGCAACTTCAGCGCCGGCACGATTACGGCTACACTGAACGGCGCGGCGCCGGCCGGGAGCCTGTCTGGCGCAACGCTAGCCTCTGGCGTGACCGCGTCGAGCCTGACCTCGGTTGGCACGATTACGACAGGGACTTGGAGCGCCTCAACGATTGCGGTGGCGCGTGGCGGGACGGGGGCGACGACGATCCCGACCAACGGTCAGTTGCTAATCGGCAACGGCACGGGGTATACCGTGGCGAGCCTGACGGCTGGGTCGAACGTCACCATTACCCCCGGCGCGGGGTCCATCACGATTGCGTCGGCAAGCTCTGGTGGCGATGTCGTTGGGCCGGCGTCTGCGACAGACAATGCCTTGGTTCGCTTTGACCTGACCACGGGGAAGTTGGTGCAGAACAGCGGCACTACGCTGTCGGACACCGGAACGCTGGCGATGGCTGGCCTGCTGGATATTTCGAGCGCCAGCGCTGGGCAGATTAAGTTTCCGGCCACGCAGGTGGCGTCGTCGGATGTCAATACGCTGGATGACTACGAAGAAGGCCCGTTCACGCCGACGGGCAACGGCATCACGTTTACGTCGGCGTCTGGGACGTATACGAAGATTGGACGGGCGGTCACCTTTCGGCTGGATGCACTGTGGCCGACAACGGCCAATGCGTCTAATGCGCGAATTGCCGGGTTGCCGTTTGCTCCAGCGGTGGGTACGGCGTTCGCGGTGTGGTCGGACAAGGGAACACAGGTGCAAGCGCTTTCGTCAGGATCGTCTGTATTCCTCTATGATGTCTCCGGGGTTGAGTACACGAATGCCAATATGAGTACGAAGGCGGTGTCTGTCTCAGGCGTCTACTTCGTCTAATGGGCGTCGGTGATTACCCAATCGCCCCGTTCACGTCGCCGGTCGGCATGGACCGAGCGGCGTATGAGACGCGGGGAAATGACAACGTCCTGCGGGACAAGTTCGTAGACCACCAGGCGGACGCCGTTGCGCATCCGACCTATGGACTGGACGCCAACAAGCCCACCCCGCCCGAGACGGGGATGATTTATGTGGCCACGGACACGGGCGTCTTCTGGTTTTACAATGGGACGACGTGGGTGTCCACGGCGGCGTTCCGGCAGTTTGGGGCGTGGCAGGACACAACCAACCAGACGGCGGCAGCAGCGAATACGGCATACGCGATGACGTTCAACACGCAGGACGTGGCAGACGGCATCACCTTGGTGAGTAGTTCTCAGCTGACGGTGCCGATGTCCGGCATCTACAACCTGCAATTCAGCGCCCAGCTGGTCAATACAGACTCCCAGATTCACGACGTGGACATCTGGATTCGCAAGAACGGGACGGATTTGTCTGGGACGAACGGACAGGTTTCGGTGCCGAATAAGCACGGGGCGATAGATGGTCACGCCCTGCCCGCGTGGAACTACTTCCTGAGCCTAAACGCCAACGATTACGTTCAGCTGTACTGGTCTACCGGAAACGTCGCGTGTTCCCTGCAGGCGCTGGCGGCGGTCACTCCACATCCAGCCTCCGCGTCGGTCATTGTCACCATGAATCGTATTTAACGATGCCGAAACGCAAGGTCGCCTTCTGGCGCACCAAGAACCCCGAGAAGTCCTCGACCCCCCTTACCCCCGCGCAGAAGGCAAAGGCCAAGGCGCGGGCCGAGGCGGCGGGGCGACCCTATCCGAACCTCGTCGATAACGCCGCGGTGGCGCGAGGGAGCAAGTAATGCCGATCCGTAGCAAGGCCCAACAGCGGGCGATGTACGCTGCCGCCGCCGGTCGCGGGAAGACCGGCATTTCCAAGGCCGTGGCCAAAGAGTACATTGAGTCCACGCCCACGTCTGCCTACGCCGACCTCCCCGAACGGGCGAAGCGGCGGATGGCCCTCAAGCGTAAGGGAGGTAAGTAGTCATGGCGTACCAGGATGAACTCGCTGCCGCGAACCGCCTCCCGACCCGGGAAGCGCGACTGGCCGCTCGGAACGCGGTGCGGGCCAAGTACGGGATGGAGGCGGAGAAGCGGAAGCGGGGCGGCTTTGCCGGCGCGTATGACCGCAACAAGGGGCTGATTCAGGCCGCCCTTCCGACGCTGGCCGGCTTCCTCGTCCCAGGCTCGTCCATGCTGGCAGGAGCCCTGACGGGTGGCTTGGCGCGTGGACTCGATCGCCCGGGCCAGCGTGGCATCGGGCTGGACCTTGGGCAGGCCGCTCGCGGGGCCGCGACGGGGGCCGCGCTTGGCGGTCTTGGCGGCGGCTTCCGGGGAGCGCCAGCAGCTCCTGCGGCTCCGAAGGCCCCGGCGATGCCGGCGGGCCCGGCCCCGGGTCAGGTGATGGCAACTCCGAACTACGGGGCGCAGATTGGCACGGAGGCGGCAATGGCGGCGGCTCCGGCTGCGGCTGCGGCGGCCCCTGCGGCGGCGGCCGCACCGACCACAATCCAGAAGCTCTTGGCGGCGGTGCAGCGGCCTGAGGTGCTTGCGCCGCTGGCTGGCGGGGTGGCCGACGTGCTCGGCTCCGCGCAGGATCGGGCGGTGCAGGAGCGCCGGATTCAGTTGGAGGAGGAGCAGATGCGGCAGGAGCAGGAGCGGCAGGAGCGGTTGGCCCTGCTCCTGATGCCGCTCTTCCAGCAGCAGGTGTCTCAGTACGGGGGGCGGCGCTAATGGCGACCAGTAGCTACGCCAACCTCTTCGGCACGACGGGGAGTGGCAAGAAGCAGGGGGTCGGCTTCGGCAACCTCTTCGGCCAGCAGGAAGCCCCGAAGGCCCAGCAGATGCAACAGCCTATGCAACAGCCTATGCAACAGCCGATGCAACAGCCCGCTCCGACCTTTGCACAGATGCAACAGCAGGGGCAGGCCCGTCCGGCAGCACCGGCACAGGCGGCGCCGACCCAGCCGGCGATGCTCCAGCAGTTGCAGCAGCAGATGAGCCAGCCTGCCGCCCTGACGATGGCCCCTCTGTCGCCGGGCGTCGACATGGCCCCGCCGGACTCAACGATTACGACGACTGCGGCCCCGGGGCAGGTGAACCCTTATACGGGTCGGATTCAGCCAACGCCGGCGATACCGGCGCCGACCGTGACGGTCGGCTCTCAGGCGTACGACACGCTACAGCGGCAGATTCAGGATATCCTGAATCGGCCGGTCGGATACTCGGACGAAGATTTGGCTAAGATGCGTGCGGCCAGCGTGGGCCAGCTGGAGCAGCAGTTCGGCGCAGCGCGATCCGCGTTGGAGGAAGACCTGGCCCGTCGTGGGCTGGCGTCTTCGAGCATTGCCGCGGGGCGGTTTGGGGACCTTGGGGGACAGCAGGCGCAGGCGTTGGCGGGCCTTGAGTCGAACCTCCTCCAGCAGCAGATGGAGGCGCAAGAGCGTGGCCGGGGCCAGCAGCTGACCGCCCTGACGGCGCTGGCGGGTCAGCGGGCGGACATTGATGCGCGGGCGGCCCAGCTGATGGAAGAGGCGCGGCTCCGCGGCCGCGAGATGGATATTACCGAGGCGCGGAACCTCGCAGAGCGGGAGCAGTCCGACCTGGATCGCCAGCTCCGAGAGAAGCTCGGCTTGGCGGAGTACACAGGCAAGTTCGATGGGCAGGAAACGTTTGCGGCCCAGCAGGCCCGGCAGAACCTCCTCATCCAGCTGGCGGGCATCCTCGCGCAGGGTGGTGGCGCGACGGCCGGGGCGATGCCGCAGCTCCTCAAGTTGCTGGCGGACCAGTTCGGGTTCCAGTTGACCACGCCACAGGATGACGCTGATTTGGCGAGGCGACAGCGGGAGGCGGCCGACCGGGCTGCACGAGATGCTGAGAACGCTCGCCGTGCGGCCGCGGGACTTCCGCCACTTCCTGACAATACACAGGCCTAACCGAGGAATACCCCTATGGCACGACGTGGCGCATTGACGGCAATTCAGGCGGCACTGGCGGGCCTCTCCGGAGGCGCGGCGGGGTATGTCCGCCAGAAAGAAATGCAGCGGGAGCAGGATCGGCTGAAGGCGCAGGAAGAGCGGCAGAAGTCGCGGGACATCTTTGACCTGATGCAGGCCGGATTTATGCGGCCGGAAGAACTGACGCAGCGGCAGCAGGCCGTGACGCGGCAGGGGGGCGAACTCGCCACGCAGGCGCTGATGTCCGCTCTCAACCCGCGGGCTGGAGCGCCGATGACCGCCGCAAGCGGGCCGGGAGCGGGGGCGCTCTCCGAGGCGATGGCCACGGCGGGTCGGGCCCCGTCCCAGCGGCTGACCTACGGCGGCCAGGAGTTCGTCCGGGCTGAGGCACCGATGGAGCGGCAGGAGCGGTTGGCTGGGCTGGAATATCAGCGAGATATTATGAAGACGCAGGCGGAGAGCCGACTCCGCGCTGAAGAGCGGGCCGAAGATCGCAGGTCCCGCGAACAGCAGGCGAAGGACAACGCGAAGCTCCAGCGGGACCTCACGCAGATGCGGATTGATGCGAACCGATCGTTGGCGGAGGTGCGGGCCAGCGAGGAATCGGGCAAGCCGCCGGCGCGGCCGACTGAGGCGCAGGAGAAGAGCTTCCTCTTTGCCCAGCGCATGACGGCGGCCAATCCCATCATCGAGCAGTACGGCCCGAAGGCTCGACTGGATCGTATTTCAGCGGCGCTGGCGGCAGATAACGCCGTGACCCGGGCGGTTACCAACCGGATGCTGAGTGATGAAGAGCAGCAGCTGGTGGTAGCGATTCGCCAGTTTGCCGAGCCAATCCTTCGCAAGAACACTGGCGCGGCGTTCAACAAGGAAGAAATCGGCTGGATTGAGTCGCAGGTCATTCCGGTGTCTGGCGACTCAGAGGCGACCCAAAAGTACAAGTCGGCGTCTCGACTGCGTGAACTTGAAACGTTCAACAATATTGCCCTGCCGGCGTCTCGGTATTATTCGCAATTTGGCACAGCGGCTGGTAGCGGAGCCGGTAGCACCACGCAGGCCGCTGGACGTTCGGCTGGCACTGGGACCCAGGCGCGCCGGACTCTCCCCAATAACCCGGATACATTCTAATGGCCAACGGTGATCCGACGCGCGACCCGACACAGGCGATGTTGGAGAACGTGCGCTTTATGCGGGAGAACGGGTACTCCAAGGACGAGATTGACGCCGAAATCAAGCGCTGGGCGCCAAAGATTGCCGCGTTCAACGCGGCCGAAATGCAGCGCGAAGACCCGATGGGGCTGGCCGAGATGTCTCCGGCCGCCGCCAACATCAAGGCCGGCGCACGGGCGGGACTAGAGGCGCTCCAGACGGTGGCCGCCGGGTTCCCGGGCGCTCAGCTGGCGATGTCCGGTCTGCGGGCCGCGACCAGTGGCGTCCCGGTGGAAGAGGCCAAGCGGCAGATTCAGGCCGAGGTAACTGATGTGCCGGTCGCCTCCGCAGTCGGACGGATGGCTGGTGGCCTGCCGCTGATGGCCGCTGGTGGGGCGATGGCGGGTCGTGCCCCGCAGGCCCTTCGCGGGGCGCTACAGGCCGCTGGACGGCTGCCGGTGGCGCGATCGGGTGCGGCACGACTGATGGGGGGTGGCGCTGGCCTTGCGGCTGGCGAGCAACTCCTCTCTGGGGCGCCGGGCATGGAGGGCCGTCGGCTGGAGTCGGCGCTGGAGGCCGGGGCGGTCGGAGCGGTTGCTGCGCCGGTTACGGCCGGGGTGGCTCGCGGGTTATTTGGGGCGGCGGACATTGTGCGGGCCTTGCGGACGCCGTCACGGGCCACGCAGCAGATGGGGGCCAAGGCACAGCGCGAGGCCGTGACCGGGCCGATGTTCCGGGCGGCAGAGCGAGCGGGGCAGCAGGCGGAAGCCGCTGGTATTCGGACGGGGGTGTTGGATGACCCGGAAATCCAGCCGTATGTGTTGGAGATTATGGAGAGCCCGTCCTTCCGTAAGCAGTATCCGGACCCGACCGAACAGGACCTGATCAAAGCGACCCGCGAGTATATCCTCGATGTGGCGGACAAGGCGCAGTCGGCGGCGACAGCACAGGCGGCTCGCGGCACACAGCGCGTACAAGCGGGCACGCGCCGGGCGGTTGATGATGCCCGGGCACTGGCCGACCGCCTGACGGAGGCATCGGACGTGACGACAGGCGGTCAGTATCGTGGGGCGTTGCAGGAATATGCCAAGCAGTCTGAGGCTATGCGCTTGGGCCAGCAGGCTGGTGATGTCACCCGGGCGGCCGTGTCTGGCAAGTGGACGCCGTCCAAGCGCCTGACCACAGAGAGTCCGGAGGCATTTGCACAGCGCGTGCCATCGCTGGCGCGTGAAGAGGCGCAGGCGGCGCTCCCGATGGCCCGTGCGGCCTTGGCTGAGAGCGTTGGCCTGTCCTTCAGCCCGCTCTCGGGCTTCGGCATCCCGCGCTCTGCGCAGCGCATCTACCGTGCCCGTGAGGTCTTCCAGCCGCTGGAGCAGGCGGCATCTGGCGGGCAGGCGATGACGCCGAAGTCGCTGAAGGACTACCTGCTCGCTGCGGGAATCGGCTACTAATGCCCGACTCCATCATCCCCAAGGGGCGCCTCCGAGCGCCTGCAGATAAGACGATGGTACGGGGGCAGCGGCCGTATGAGCCGCCGGCCCCCGAGGTCGTCCGGGCCCAGATGCTGGACGAGGCGCTCCAGATGATCGCCCCACACGAAGGCTACCGGGAGCGGGCCTACCGCGACCCGGCGGGCGTCTGGACGGTCGGCTATGGTGAGACGGGGCCGTCGGTGGGCCCTGGGGCAACTCGGAGCCGAGAGGCAGCGCTCAACTTCCTCCGCGGGCGCTTGGCCGAAGATGCGGCGATGCTGGAGCGTCAGCAGGTGCCACTGAGCCCCGGCCTGCTCTCGGCCACCTACAACCTCGGCCCGACCAAGCTCCGGCGCTACGGCGTACTGGAGGCGCTCCGGGCCGGGGAGTACGACCGGGGCGCAGATATTTTAGAGACGGCGACCAAGGCGCGGGTGCGTGGGCGGTTGCAGGACCTGCCGGGCCTCGTGACCCGTCGCCGGCAGGAAGCCACCAGTATTCGGAAGTCTGACCCTAACGATCCGCTCGGCATCTTCCGAACCGGGCAGGAGTAACGATGTCCAACGAGAAGAGCAGTGTGATGCTGGTGGTGGCTGGGTTCTTTGGTTCCCTGATTGCGGTCGGGAAGGCCAGCCACGGCAATATGCGGGACAACCTCCTCGCCATCAGCGCGGGGACGAGCAGTGCCTACTTCCTCACCCCGGTGGTGTTCGAGATCACGGGCATCGCGGCCAGCTCCCAGACGATGAGCGCGATGGCGTTCCTCCTCGGGGTGCTGGGCCAGCGCGGGGTCGAGATTGTCATTGGGAAAATCTTTCCGGAGGCTAAAGATGCTCCAGTCGATTAACGTCATCGCCAACGCCCTCATCTGTCTTGGCGGGCTCGCGTTCTATGTGATGCTCTTCACGAAGATTGGTGACGGCGTGAAGCAGATTGACCAGTTCGGCAAGGTCAGCTACCACGTCGTCCGCACGGGGCTGGCGTTTATCGTCGCCGGGGCGCTCTTCAACGTGTTGCTCCTCACGGTTCCCCCGGCCAGCGAGGTGCTGATGAACCTCGGCTTCGGTTTGGTGCTGTCGTGGGCGGCGGTGTGGCACGGGAAGAAGTTCGGCGTCATCACGGGCGTGAAGGCGATTGACCGGAAGACGGGCACCTACCGGGTACAGAAGTAATGAATCCTGACCTGCTCGCAGAACTCCGTCGCTTGTTCATGCCGTCCGCTCCGGCGGACGCGACTGCGACGCCAGCCCCGCCGCGCCAGATGACGATTGGGCCTCGCACGGGGACTCGGATGCCGTTGCCGGAGCCGGGGATGCTGGCGGCGATCCAGCGCTCGGCACAGCCGTCGCCGGATACCCCGGGCGGGATGCTGAACGAAATGTTCAACCCCATCCGGGCTGGGGCGCAGGCGCGGGAGTTGGCGGGTC